ATCTTTGGCATTATTTATTCCTTGATCTGTTAGAAGATTTAGACCTTACTCTTAAATTACTTCTACTATTGTTTCTAGGGTTTCTATCTTTATGATCTATATCTTTACCTAATATACTATTACCAAGTTTTTTTTTCATAATTCTTCTTGCACCATTTCTACTAGCTCTATTCTTTTTTTGTTTTGGTTTAGAGTGGTAGTTTTTATATTCTGATTTATAATTTCTCATATTTATCCATAGTTAGTCATTAAACTTTGACCTGCTTGTGCATAATACCCAATTTGAGCAGATCTTGCTTCCATTCTTGCCATTTGTCCAGACATACGAGCAAAGTTTGCTTCTTCCATTTTTCTTGATTGTGCAACTTTAGAATTGTAATCAATAATATCTTTTTCTATTTCTGCCTGTTCAGAATTATATCTCATAATATTTAAACCAGATCCAGATAGTTCTGCACCAGATTTTAATATAGCTGTTTTGGTTTGACCTTGTAATTGTGAAAACTGTTTATCAAATCTAGCAAGATCAAATTCTTTTTGTTTTTCTATTTGACTAGCTTCTTGTTCTGCAATTACAGCATTTCTTTCTTGAACAGCTTGATTATATTTACCTGTTGCTGACGCTTGTTGTGCTGCTGCTACTGATGCTACTGCTGTTACCCATCCCATTAGAATAACCTCGCATACATATATTGGTCTGAGCCATCAAAACCCCATTTTCTCATAAGACCTTCTTTTTCTAAACCTAACCACTCTGCAAATCTTTGACCTTCAGAAAAATCTTTTCTGATTGCAGATTGAACTCTAGTAATATTATTTTCTTTTGCAACTCTTGCAAAATCTTTTTTAATTGCTTTAGCAACACCTAGTGGATGTTTCCACATCTCACTTGTTGCAATAACCCAACCTTCAGCAACTTGACCCCAAATCATTTTCATTCCTGCAGCAAAAATAGGATTGTCATTAACAATACCAGTAAATGCTAAATGATCTTGTACTAAGTTTCTAGCATCACCATCAACATTGATATAATGTCTATCTGCTTCTAATACCTTATGGTTCATTTGACATGATAAAATAAATTGTCCATGCTGTGCAGTATAAGGCACTATATGTAGTATATTATCCATCATTTGTTACTAACCTTGGGTATAACGATAAAATTGTAAAAGGTAAAGGTTGAGTTTGTCTAACATAAATAAACCCATCTGTCTCATAATTTCCTCTAAATTCTACTTCTTTATCTCCTGTAAATGGAGGTATACCTTCATCCATTAAATTAGCAGAAGTTCTAAAAGGTATTCTTTCCATCTCTGATAAATCTGGTCCTACCTCTATACCTATTGTTTCAAACATTCTAACTGTAATATCATATATTCTTTTAGTTTTACCTTGTGAAGTACCATCTTGTGATCCAGCATCTATTCTCATAGTCTGCAATAAAGATGTAAATGCTAAACCTACTTTAACATTCTTTGATGCACGATCTAAAGTTATTGCACCAGAGCTTACAGTTTTATTGGGGTGTGTTGCACCATCTGCTAATATAGAAACAACTTGACCTTCAAGATGTGTTAGACCAGAAATATTTGTAGCTGGTGATCCACTATAGCTTAATGCACTATCTAAAAAATTAAATGTAGTATTATCTGTTTGGTCAAAATCAAGTTCATTTAAGTATTCAACATATCTTTTAGTTGTACCATTTATTGTTCTTTTAACAATTACCCATGTTTGATATTCTTTATCATCTGTAGGAACAACAGCTACACTTTCTACCATTGCTTTACCTTCGCTTGTTGCAGTTAGTCGTGTAGTATCAAAACTTTTAATTGTTAAATATCCTGTTGCTTCGTGTGAAGTTTCAGTAACAGTTACTACTGCACTAGATACTGTTGCAGTAAAATTAGCATGAGCATTGATTGCATTTTTTAAATTAGTTGCTGTAGTATCATTATTAGTTTGAGTTTTAAATTCATTAGTTCCAGCAGTTCCTGTGGTAGAATTAAAGTCTACAGTTGTGCCATCAGATTTTGTTAAAGTTAATTTAGTTCCAGTTGAAATATTTGCATAATCAGAAACTGTAATTGTTGCTATACCAAATCTTCCACCAAAAATATGTCTGTGCCAAGCAGTTACTTGTTGCTCTCTTTGATATGTTAATCCTACTAACTCTCCATCTTCTCTAGTTGCATAAATAATTTGATTAGGTTCTTGTTGATATGCAACTTGTGTTAAACCACCCTCAGTAATGTGTTCGGCAAGGATTGTCATGTCTGGAGCTACATAACCATCAACATCAAAGTTGTAAGCTAGTTCTCTAATTTTTCTTCTAGCACGTTGCAAAAATAAAGTTGCGTTACCTACAGAGATAGCATCTATGTTTGCTGCACCATGGTTAGATTGTTTTTTAATTAATATGTTTGTTGGAGTAATAGCATTATCTGCACCACCTCCAGATACTGCAAACTCACCACCTGCTGTACCAATAATTAAAGTTCTTGTTGCTGTCATAAAACGAATAGCATTAACTTGGTTAGAAGCAATCGTATAAATAATTGCATCATCATCTGCAATCGTTCCACCTATATTTGCATCCATGTTTTCGTAATCACCAGACTTTGAAAAGTAAACTGTTTGTGGATTGTTTATTGTTGCAGCAAATACTAATCGTTGTTCAAAAAAGGTTACGCAAGAAGGATGACCTGTGGTATCTGAGAACGCACCTAAAGACCAATCAATAGATGCACTTGATGAACCCATATCTTCTAATATTTCTACAGTTACAACTGTTGTATTTGTTCTTCCAGTTATTTTTCCATAACCATCTCTAAACCTAACTAATCTTCCAACATCTGTTGTTAAAAAACCAGAACCACCATTAATACCTGTAACCGCACTAGCTGTCATAGTTCTACCAGTTCCAACTGTGTGAGCTGACATAGTAATTGTTGTTGTAGATATATTAGTATCTAAGTATGGACCATCTAAAAAATCTACATCTGTAAGCGACCAAGATGTATGACCTGTTCTTGATAATTTTTCTGCTTCATGATTAGGATGACAAATGTACATAACGTCTGCACTCTGTGCAAATTTTAAATCAAATAGTTCTGCTTCTAAGTATGGTGTAGATATTTCGTAAGCTGAACCACCAGATAATATTTGACCATTGTCTTTATAAAATCTTATGTACTGATCACCAAACTCTAGCATATAAGTTTGTGTTGTAGAAAATTCAAAAGGAATTAATCTTGTTTTTTTTGTGCTATCTTTTACTTCAGAAACAAAAGTTGTACCTGGTCTACGAGCTGCCGAGCCATGAGGATAGACAACTAAATTTTCTAAGGTTGCACAACCAGAAGCATATTTTGCTAAATCATTTCTACCATCTAATCTTGGAGATAGCTCACCGCCTGTAAAGTTCGTTAATTGAACTGCAACTCTAGCCATTTATTAAAACCTTGAGTTAATAAAACTACCTGCGTCTATAGCATCTGTCATACCTAAATCTTGTTCAACATTTTGACCTTCAGTTGAATCTACAAATCTAGCGTCTCTTAATTTATCTTGAAACAGTTGATACATATTTTGAGCTGTTTGATTATTAGAGGTAATTCCAAAAGCAATGTCTGCACCTAATGCAGCAGATAAAGTTTCTCTTAGTAATTCATCATACTCATTGGGATCAGTAACTCTAGCAATGTATAATATTTTCATACTAGATGTATTAGATAATATTTTTCTACCTTCTACTTTGTAATTAGAATCGTAATCTAATATTCTAAGTAGTCTTAAACAATCTGATGGTAGTGTGTAAGCATAACTAAAACCCCATGCAGGAGCTGTAGTGTCTGCTGCTAGTTCAATTCTTTTTTGTAAACAGTTCCAAGGATGTGATCTAAACACACCATCTCTTACTTGAGTATATCTTGAGTTACAAAGTCTAGCGTTTTTTGAATCTTCTGTAAGTGAAAGTATAGTTGTAGCACCTAGTTGATTTAATGCTCCATTACAAATGTCTACTGTTGATGCCATACTACTTCCTTATAATATACTTTCGCCTTATCTGTCTATCTTTTTCTAAAGCAAATATTTCTGCTTCAGTTCTTTCTTCTTTAGTATCAAAGCCATAATGATATTTAGTATCATGTTTAAACCTATCTACTAACACATATCTGTATACATAATTATCTTTTTTAAAATGTAATACAGGTTTTAAATCTTGTATCTTTTTCATGCACTCTAGGGGGTTTTCACTTTCGCTTCCACCCCCTAAAATTTTAGTAATTAATCTATAACGTACATCATAGTTAATTGAATAGTACCAGTACCTGCAGCA